ACCATCTGATGGAAATCCAGAGTGTCCGATTGGTAGCGAGCGACGATCTCCTTGACTTTCTCGTTGTCCTTTGTCGCCGGTGTCAGGGATGCATAATGCATTAGCCATCGAGGTTCCTGTGCGCTGTAATCAAAACTCCCCCATTGGCATCCCTCTTCTGGAAGAAATAAACCCCTGATCATTTCTTTGATCACAGGATGTCGAGCGGGAACTTGCTGCAAATTAGGATGGCTGGAGGAGAATCGTCCAGACACAGTCCCACCGTCATCTGAGCGCAACTGGTTAAACTGGCAATGAATACGGCCATTGTGCTGATGGTGAAGAATGGTATCAACGAATGTCGTATTGGCTTTGTTGAACTCTCTGATCTCAAGTATCTTCTTGGCAACCGGATGCTTATGGGTCTTGAGAAAATGCTTGGTAAACTTGGCGGCTTCTGTCTTGGATGTTTTCTCATATTTCAGACCCAATTTATCAAAGACCGCTTGTAAACTCTTTGAGTTCCAAGGTTCGAGGTGAACCCCGGTTTCATCGTGAACTTCTTTGAGTAGAACATTCTCTTTCTTGGTGAGAATATCCTTCACTTCATTAGCTTTTTCCACATCCACCCTTACGCCACGGCGCCGCATCTCAAATACGATAGGCAAAAGGGAAAGCTCCATATCCAATATTTTCGAGCATCCGTCCTCCAACAGCTTCTTATGGAGGATATCCCATAATCCGAAGGTCAGACGTGCATCTGTTTCCGCGTATAGAGCTACTCGTGCCGCCGGCAGCTTCCACATCTCTGCCTTGGCATCCACACCATGCTGGCCTGCGGCTCGCCTTAGATCTTGTTCCTGCTTGCGCTCTCCCAGATACGTGGCAGATAAGGCGTTAAGGGAATAGCTGAACCTGTTTTCATCCAGTAGCGGCGCCGCGATCATCGTATCGAGTATGCGGCCTTTTATTTCTATTCCCTCCGTCAAAAGCCATCCAAGGTCGTACTGCGCATTATGGAAGACGACATCCATGCCATGCTTCAATTGATCCTTGATCCAACGAACGACCAAATCCTTGGCCATGTTGCCGCGACCCCAGTGCCTGATGGGGAGATAGGAATGCCAACCCTGCGCAGCAACCGCAATGCCGATCAGTTCCCCATCGTTTCTCACCCAACCTGGCCCTAAAGTCTTCAGGTTTGGGTCGCGCGTTTCCACATCTATGGCTATGAGTTTTTCGGAAGATAGGTCTGGGAGGGAGTCTGGAGGTGTCCAGATTGTCTCATCAAAGATATCCTCAATCACTAGGATCTTCCTCGCGAGATTTTAGAAGCGCCCATAGGATCATGTATGCGGCGCCGTCAATATAATGATCCTCATCAAACCCTCCCACTTCATCCCTGGCAACCTTCAGCAGAGCCATGCACAGAGCGACCTGGTCAGCGGTTACTGGTCCGTTTTTCAGGACCGGTGTCCACAACTCGGCAACACGCTCGTGAAGCGCTACGAAATCACCGTGAGATTTGGCTCTTGGGCCTTCGAGAAGATCATGTATGGTTTTCAATAAAGCATCTAAGGTCATACACCGCACATACCTTCGCACTCTTCATTAAACAGGTCGCGTTGCCCCAATTGTTCGGGTGTTCGCAGATCGACATCTTCGAGCGGTTTCTTTGAATAATGCATAAACTGCTTCTGTCCTCTGAGGTCGCGTATTGCCCTGTCAACCTCGACAGCATCATTCCAGCTTGTTTTATCGCGCTGTGTATCGCGCCAATGTGCATCGCCCTTTAGAGGACATCCTATACAAGCTGATTTTACTAAACTAGGATGCCCTGGATATTCGCGTTCAAACCATCGGTGGCAATCGTTTCTGTTCATTTCTTTATCTATCAAGGGCCAGATGTTTTCCATGTATTTGACCCGAGACTCTTTCATTCGCCACACTTCATCAAGACTGATGCCTAGCCACATTCTGATTGCGCCGGCGGTTAACTCGCGTCCATGCGTCACGCCTGCAAGTTCTTTAACTTTGTCACGGATGGGGTTGAGTTTGAAAATCTTGGTACATTGCCGGCGTCCGATTCCTTTAGAGGTGTGCCAAGGGATATCGCTGTAACCAGATTTCAAAACCTTCTCACGGATGCTTCCAGCCGTTACTCTGTACACAGGAAATGGGAGTTGGGCTTCTAGCCAATCTAGGTGCTTATATACAGTTTCTGGTTCCCATTGCGTGTCGGCGAATATTGCAGCATCAGGCATTGGCGTTATCTGACCTTTAGCTGACATCAACGCCATAACCGAACTTTGAACACCAGCACCAAGACTGAGTATGTTCATTTTTGTTTTATCTAAGGTCATAATACTGATTTGTCATAGGCGCCATAACATGGAGTTCCTTTTTTGCCCGTGTGACCGCGACATAAAACACCCTATGCTCCACATTCCCTCCTCTCTTTAGCTTTCCAGCCGCCGCATAAGAGAGGTCAGGAACAACTAATATATTGTCGCACTCGCCGCCCTTCATGCCGTGGATCGTACTAAGGTTTATACGGGGATGCTTTACATTTTCACCGCGCTTGAGAGCGTTAAGAACATATGTCTTGGTTTCAAGATCAATCTTATCCAAAGCCTCATGCCATCTCAATTCTTTATCGCGCAGCAAGCCCAACGTACCTATGGCTTCATCCATCGTGATCAGATCATCCTCGGTCAATGCTCGAAGGTTCTTGGACCGTGGTCCATAGCCCTTCTCGTATGCGTTATCCATATAGGAATAAACATTGCGGATCTGCGGTCCAGACAAGGATTCGCCCCTCGTCCATGACTCCCAATCCATCATCGCATCGTAGGTCTTGGGCGCAATGCTGGGATGACCTTTTCGACTATATACAAAACCTTCATCCCGCAGCATCTTGGCATATGACGATACCAAGCGGTTGGTTCGAGCCATGATTGTCCAATTGCCGGAATGCAAAGGGACATCCAATACGTTTTGATGCCACTGGATACGGCCTTCCTGGTCTGTGGGATGCCAGACTTTTGGTTCCCGGCCCTCGATCCTACGGACTATGGTCTGCGCTTCCTTCCATATCAAACGAGGTACTCTGTAGGATTGGTGCAGAACTATCTTATTAGGCGATGCATTCTGGAACGCTTCTACATCGGCACCCTGGAAGTCCATTATGGCTTGATCGTCATCCCCAACAAAAACCACGATTCTTGGTTGCTTCTGTAAGATATTAACCATCTCCCATTGCAGGGTGGAGAGATCCTGGGCCTCGTCAACGAACAGAGCATCAATGTCCAAGGGCATTGCGCGTTCTACGAACTGCTCAATCATGTCCGTAAAGTCTATCTTGTGTCTGACGCGCTTGAAATCCTCATAGGCGTTTACGAGACGCTTGAGTACAGACCACGACATGTCAGGGTGCGCGTATTTTGCAAAGGTCTCCTCAAGCGATATTCTTTTATTTCGCGCCAGATAATAAACGCCGAGAAGTTGATCCCCTTCCGCCAAACCTACTTGATCGAAATCGCTCTCGGCCCTGTTGCTCTTGCTCTTTCCGAATATAAGACCAATTTGGTCTCCTATCTCTTTCAATTCACTTGACCGAATAACATCCCTGGTCGTAAACCCTCCTTCCCGAAACGCTATGGAATGAAGCGTTTGGAAATTCGGAAGCATATCTTCAGATATACTCCAGTCCTCGCATACACGTTGCCGGCTTTCCGCTGCGGCTTTCCTGGTAAACGACACGCAAGCGATGCGCTCTGGAGGAATTCCGTCCTCGATACAATTTCGTACCATATTTGACACGGTTTGCGTTTTGCCGCAGCCGGGTGGTCCCATGTATGTTGTGGTTTCTATCAAAACGGAACATCCTCTGACTCGAAAGTAACTTCAGGAAGTTCCACATCCCCACGCTTCATCTCTGGAACAAACCACACACGAACAACGCGCTGCTTGCTCTGGTCATCCGTGAACGAATACCTCTTGTCGGATATCTTGCCGCTGTTCAGTTCCTTGAGACGCTCCGTTATCTGTCCGCGTGTATAGATTAAAAAATTACTGCGTTTCAAAAACTCCTGTAGGGCGCCGAGTTTGAAATACGTAATGCCGTCCTCTGTCCAAGGCTTCCCCGTGATCAACTCCTCTGGACTGTGCGCTTGAAAT